TTATTATTTATTTATTACAGAGTCATATAGCTTCGATATGTTTTATTTTTATTATTTGTCGCCAAAAATGAGAATTTTTAGCCAAAAATGAGAATTTTTGATTGAGAATTTCTGACGCTCGTTGAGAAATTTACAAGGATTCAGACACTACAATCTTATCATCTTTGACTGTTTTTAGCTCGTCTTCATTTTCTATTTTGACCATATAACGATGCTCACCTGCCACCATAGCTGCGGATATTTCTTTTGTTATGGCAAATATAAGAGCTCCATTTGGCAGATCAGATTCATTACTATGTTCAATTTCTGCAATTAACTCATCACTTTTTTCCGTGTGTTTTATAAGCATCTTACCGGAATAACCAGTCAAATCTTTGATTCCATCCTCCGAATAAACAACTACTTTTATTTTATCCGTATCACCTTTTATTAAGTAAATTTTTCGTGTCATAATCTTGTTGTTTGATATTTGTATTAATAGTCTCCTGGCTTATTATTGCATTAAGTTTAGTATTGCTTATTTCACCTCCAACAACGCTTTTAGTTATTTCCCCTTCAAGTTGTTTTTCAGCATCTAATTTACCACTCAAGTTATGGTTTATGTATATCTTCGGCTCTAATTCGTTTAGAACGACCAATAGGTCAAACTTCGCTGCATCAGTGATTACGAAAACATAATCATTATAGCCATTCTTTGCCACTCTTAATTCAAAAGGGAAATAATATGTTGTTTCAACATCTTTTGAATATTGCCCTGAATATACTATGGGATTTCCCCTTAAATGATTCTCATAAAATTTCACATAATAACTGACAAGTCCATTAATATCCGACAGGCATTGCTCCGGTGAAATAATTCCTGTTACAAGACGGTCGGTGCTTTGATCATGCTCAATAAAATCAACAAGATTTCCATTTTTATCTTTCAAAGTTACAACCGCATTCTTTATAGGATTACCTGACGCATCTTTAATATTCAAATTGATGCTCTGGTATATTTCCGTAAAACAGTTGGAATATGTTGTAGCAGCCAAATTTGAGTACTGAACGTTCCCTTCATCATATCTGCCTTCTAACATCAGGGGAAAGCTGCAATCATAGAATCTTGTACAATAAGCGGCGTATGATGTAGGGTTGTACATATTTAAATTTTGGATGCTGATAAAATCACAATTATAAAACCTGCCATTTTCAGAATATGGTAAGTTAGCATAATTAATTATCCTACATCGGATATGATTACCACCTGCGAAATTATTCCCTTGACCAAATGTTATATCCTTAACATCACCAGAATTTCCACGGAATTTCATACCTAAAAAGCTATCTATATACCCATCTACATATCGAGATAGGTATTGGTTTGCACCATCAAAATAAAATGTATCATATATCCATTCTGACACATCGTTTCTGTTCGATGATGCGGATGTGATGGTGCTTCCGTAAAGTCTCAAGCATCCTGGATAAAAGCTGGCAAACGGGTATCTACTGTTTTGGATATCTATATTACATCCATATTCGTAAACTGCTCCAGCACCTTCTATAGATGATAATAATCCAAATGTTACTAAGTAGTTAGGATTGTGTAAAGCTACACCACCCTTTATGAAAATTATATTTGCTCTTTGCACATTCAACTGACCAGCATCCGTACCGCTTGTAAAAATCCAACCTTTAAAAAAGAAGTTATACCCATCATAATACAAATAATCACCAAAACCAGCATCTATGATTGAATTTGCTAAATCATCTAAACTATGAACGTGTGCTCCTGTAAACTCAGCTTTAATTATACCAAGATTTTTACCAATTTTTCCAACTAAATCGTTTTTTAATTGTATGGTATGAAAACACCTATCATTAGTAGATTCTTCTGTAAGAAAGAAACCTATTTCTCCATCAAGCATTAAATCTCCAACATGTTCAGAAACCACACCATAACCACCACTTTCTGTAAAATCACCTGATGTCTTGGATATAAGAATTTGATATCTTGTGGCGCCTGCACTATTGTTCCAAGTAACTTGAATGCTTCTATGAGTGTCAGTGGTAACGAAACTATATTCATCACTAATGTCTGAGTGATATACTATTCTTGATATACTAAATGCATAAGGAGAAATGTATTTTTGATTATAAGCCACCATGATTAGAAAATAGGTTGTATTTGGAAGCAGATTTCCACCTTCCACCAATTCAATTTGAATCCCACTTACCTTATCGACTGGTCTTGTTACTGTGATAGCCATGATTCCAATTCGTTTATTTTGTTTACCAATTCGAAATATGGATGTTCTTGTCTGCCAAATTCAATCAGTTCTGATTCTGTAGGTTCAGATTCGAAATTATTTTCTAATTCGGATTTTAATTGAGCTAATGTGGATTCAATATTCTCACGTTCTGAAATGATCTCGGTTTTGTAAACCTTACCATCTACTTCATTGATGACTATTTCACTCATTTGTATAATTATAAGTTAAAACTTCAATTTTTCTTTTGTTGCCTGTTTTGGCGGCTGAAATTGGTTGATCGTATTGCAACTGATTCCAGCCAAATTTATCAGTGTATTTTGTCAATACATCTGATGGGTAACTGCTTAATAAAAACTTTCCATTTAGGTTTGAAAGCGTTTTTAAAAGCATTTCAAAGTCTTCTAAAGTATATCCATCATAATGCCCCATATTCGCATTATAATAAGGCGGATCGCAATAGAAGAAGGAATCTTTTTCATCTCTTGATTTGACAATGCGCAGCGCATCTGTACATTCGATTTGAACATGCTGCAAACGGATGGCCAGATCCTCTGTAAAACCTTCTTTTTTGTTTTGAATTTTCCTGGAGACAGATGGTTTTTTCTTATCGTATCCCCAACTATTGCCAAGCTGAGATGCAAAACCTTGAGATGATAATACCCAAACAGCCCAGGCACGTTTTATCCTGGTGAACATGTGAGGATTGTCGTAGACTACTTTTGCATCGTTGAAAAGCGACCTGGAATGTAGTGTGATCCGGATTAATTTTTCGAGCTCGATAAACTCGTTTTGAACGACCTCATAAAAATTGATCAGTTCTTTATTTGTGTCGTTGATTACTTCTACATTATTAGGCTCCTTTGCCCAAAATACTGCACCTCCGCCTACAAATGGTTCACAGTATAGATTAATGTCATTAGGTATTAAAGGGAGTATTTGCCTCAGTAATCTTTGCTTTCCTCCATAATAAGAAATTGGTGTTTTCATATTTGCTACATTCTTAATTAATAATTATTAAATTTGCTGCGCTACATTCAAAGACCCAACAGTAAAAATATTCCCCAGATGGTAATTCTGGAGAAACACTGTTGGGTTTTTCTTTGAATGTAGCAGCCATCTGGGGTTTTTTATATAAAGTTTATTTCTTTTAACCAAAGCCAGGCAGGTTCGAAAATTCCAAAGAAGTGATTCATTTTCAACTCAAAATCGTTTTGATTTTCAGCATCTATTCCCACCACTTCGAGTTTAATGATGAATGACCTTGTAGATACTCCACCATCATATCTGTAATTTCCATAATAATTGATCTGGCCATCATATTTACTTTCGAAATCCTGAACAATATTCACACTATCAGCTCCCAGAACATATGCTAATAACTCTATTGATTTTTTTGTACCCGAAGTGCGAAATATTAGGATGATATATTGCAAAAGTCTTTGATATTCAGCGGTGGTTAAATTGTCGGGTATGTTTGCCTCTGCTATGCCAAACATCTCTAACCACATCAATAGTTTTTGCTGGTCAGTTTCATTGGCCAGGTCAATTTTCAATCTACCGTGCCTGACGAGACTCAATCTTGTCTCCCAGCTTTTATCTAAAGCCAGGGTTTTATCTGTCCGTATACTTTCAGGAAGAAGATACATGTCTATTGTTGGATGTTAATTGTGATTACTCCTTTTTGATAGAATTCGCCTGTATTTAATGAGGGGACTACACCGAAATTAAGATTAACAATTTGGCTAAGACCTTCTGCATTCATTAAATAGTTTTGCAAGGATGTTAATCCAAATTCACTCTCGAATGAAAGGGATAGCTGACCGAAATATCTACTCACCTGGTAATTGATATTATCTACCAGGTCTGCATCAATATAGCCATCGGTTTTAGTCACGCTAATGGTGCCGTCCACCACCACCGGCACAGCAGATTTAAACTCAAAAATATTGCCCATAATACCAAAGTCATCAGCCAACACTACATTCAATATTGATGTTTCAAGTTCCTGGCCATGAACAATGCCGCTCTCTATTAATGATACCGGATCTGTTGTTTTTTCAATCGGTGTGAATCTCACCTTACCTGGTACCATAGTATTATCATCATTTTTTGAATGTATTAATACATCGGCCACATTATCGACAGAAAGTACACGAGCTTTGTAGGCTGCTTTCGTACCTAAGCCTCCAACACTTGTTGTAAGAAGTATTCGTGATCGATACGATTCGTCATCTTCGCCATCATTTCTGGCTACAGTGAATAACTCTCCCCAGTAATCGAGCGAAGCTCCTTCAGCGAGCTGAACAAAGTTTTGTTGCATTAAATATTGCATGGCCACTCGCAATAATACTTCTCTATAACTCATGCAGTCGATAATGATCCGCTCCGGATCTGCATCGTTCAAAGTCTGTCCCGACTCATTTTCGTAGTAAGCAATAATATCCGCAAGGATATTCTCAGCATCTGTATTTATAAATTCTATCATATTTTAGCTTATAGTTCCTGTACCTGTTGCAGTTGTGGCTCCGGTTTGCGCCGCTGCACTTCCGGTTGTTGCCACGGCTATGCCAGCTGCTACCGTAACAGTTCCTGATTTAACAAATGTTTCAATTAAAGATGCCAGCTGATCAGCAAAATAATCATCAGACACTTCTTCTTTTGTCCTCATTTCTGTGAGTAAACTTTCTATCCCTGTTTTTAATGCTGGTTTATTCAGTGCCATAACTAATCATTTAAAAGTTTATCAATGTTTTGCTCTAACAATGTCACTTCCTGTATAGTTGGAGGAAGTGGTGTGCCTGATGGCCCCATGGAAGTAGAAACAGTTAGGTTTTTAATGGCTGTTAAAATACCATTTAATAAAGTTTTTAAAGCCATTGAATCATTTTTTAAAGCTGCTTTATTTCCAGTAAACTCAAAGGATATTTTATCATTTTCAACCTTATAGGAATCGTCTTTTGATGTGATGATGGTTTTACCAAACTGGCGAAGCTCTGTGTTCTCATCCACACCTTCAGGCACTTGTTCCGACTCTGAGAAAACGGCACCCAATACAAGCTTTTTGTTTTTTTCTATCCAGCATACAACCTGAGTACCAACTGAAGGCAAATAGAAAACATTATTGCTGCCTGTGGTTGGAACAAGCACCTGGCAATTTGCTTCGGTTTCAAATTGCTCAAATTCTACAAGCACGGAGCCTGTAGAAACATCTACTTCTTTTATTGTGCCGTACTGAATCATTCCCGAAGATTTAGTTCTGTGAAATAACCAGATTTACTTATTGTATGAACAACTTCTGAGACGTACCAGGTTTTTGAAAACATGCCAAAACCTGAAGTTTTAACTCCAACTCCTGATCGATAGAGTACATCACCAGGCATGGTGATACTAAACTGTGTACGTTCTTTATTTTTATCCTCAACATAGTTTTTTGCCCGTGAATTGGCCGCAGAAATACCCTCGCAATCGTCCCAAATTGTAATGGCTCCTCCACCATCTATTCCAGCATCATACTCACCAACCACTAAGAGTTTTTTGTCTGGCCGCCAACTTTTGACTGTACACTTAGACAAACGTCCTGATGCATTATCAGTAATTGAGTAGCCGATTTCATTTCCCTTATAAATAGTGTTAACGATGATACCAGATTTGATTTTTGAGAGCAGAAAAAACACAAGATCTGTGCCTTCAATTTTTAATATCCTTCCTGTTTCCCTGGCTAACTGATGTAAAAATGAAAGTCCGCTTCCTTTCTGAACTCCACTCCAGTTTCCTGAAGTGTCTCCTTTAACCGAAAATCCAAGATCGGAAGCTATGCGGTTAACAATATCCGATATAGGAGTATCCTCTTCATTTTTAATTTGAACAGGTGAAAAAAGCGTCGATGGTTTCGCAGAGATGGCACGAATATTACAAGTATCGCCACGTCTGGAACCAGACAGGGTGATATCATCAACAAAGAATTCTCCGCAATTCATTAGAGCCTGATTTTTGTAGCCAATTTTTATGGAAATCTTATCATCGATGGCAGGGTACCAATCATTGAAAAAAAAGCCTTTGCTGTTATCCAACGACAATTCAACTTCAGAAGCCTTGTTTTCAAGATACTCTCTGTAGGTGATGCTCTCAAGCAAAGGAGCGAAGTCGTTTGAAACATCTTTGCCAGCATAGGTAATTTGATATGTTGGAGTCATGATCATTTCCAGGGAGCTTTATTAGTTGTTTCCTGTACATTGTCGTACTGATCCTGGGGAATACTTGGTATTACAATTCGTTGGCCACTCTCAAAAAACATTTGACTTGGTGGAATACCAGGATTAGCATCCATAAGCGGCTTAACCAATGAAGCATCGCCTAAGAAATCATAAGCAAGAATATCCCATCGATCGGAATCAGTAGCTATATAAATTTTTCTTGTTGCCATGATTAAAATGTTTCTTCAGTTACCGTTCTTGTACTCTGTTGTGAAGATGAATTTGATTCTATATTTCGAATTGAAGTGACTGTGTCTTCATTGAATTCTAATAATTGTATAGATAAATTAGCCTGAGTAACCAATCCTAACCTATCTGTTTTTATAAGCTTTGATTTCACAGCTTCTATTACATATTGCCCCTGGTAAACCCCGCTCGCAAAAACAAGTATTTGTGGATCGCCTGTGGCTCTCATAGCCTCTATAAGTGCCATTTGACCAGCTACATTATGGCCAGCGAAATTCCGCAGCTTAATCTCAATCACAACCCTTGATAAGTTCTCACCAATGGCTTGTAAACTGGGTTTGCCTGTGGCCTTATTAATTACAGCATAATCATAACCTGATTCATTTTCAAAGCCTGTGATGCCATCAAAGGCTGAGAATGTTAATCCACCTAAACGACAAAAATTATTACTACCCGGCATAATTCAACCTCCTGTCTTTTCTTAATTCTTCCTTCACAATCTTCATCAATTCATCTTTCTGAAGGTTTAGAATATCCATCAAGTTTTCCTGGTTCTCTCTGGTCATTTCTGCTGAGATATGAATCTGAGGTTGATAATTGATTTCAATTCTACTTTGATTGCTATTGGTGTTATTATTAGCAACTCTATTGTTTGAAATATTCTGAGTAATATTTCTGGTTAATTGTTCGATCTGTGAATTATCAACTTCATTTTTATAGGAATAATATTCCTGTTTATTAGAAATGCTGTCTCCAATTTCGGTCTTGTTTGCAGTTGAAGCCAACAAATCGGTTGGTGATAGTGGTTTCTGATCATATTTAATGCTAACCAGCAATTCAGCCGGAGTTAAAGGCTTACGGTTATATTTAATATTAGCCCATAGATCAGTTGCTTTGAGTGGCTTTTGATTGTTTTTTACATTCGCTAATAACTCAGTTGGAGCTAAAGGCTTCTGGCTGTAGTTAACATTTGCAAACAGATCAGTAGGAGCTAATGGCTTCTGATTGTAATTTACATCAGCGTAGAGATCGGTTGGAGCTAATGGTTTCTGACTGTAGTTAACATTTGCAGATATGTTAGCCTGTCCGCTCTCAATGCTATTAACTCTTAAGATATCAGCGTATAGATCGGTAGGTGCCGCCGATGGTTTCTGTACATATTTATTGGCTTCTGCAAATATATCGGGTGGGATGGTTGAATTTTGGTTAAGATAAGGATCATCAAATAATCCAGGAGGAATTGATGAATTCTTATTGTTATTTAATTCACCATGCAAATCCGGAGATAAATAGGATTGTGTTTTATTTAATTCACTCCATGGGTTCGTCATATCAGCTTTAATGCCAAACATAGATATATCAGAAGCTGATATTGGTTCTTGCTTTTTATCGCCTCCAAAATTTAAAAAATTGGAAGTGTCAATATTCACACCTTTCTTATAACCTGCGCTTGCAGCTTCATAAATTTCATCACGCCTCTTAACTGTCTCTACTATTACTCCAACCGGAGTTGTATTAATTAACCCACTCCCAATTTCTTTAGCGCCCTCCATGCCTACTTTCCACGCTTCATCAAATTTCCAGTCAATTGCCAGTGATATAGCTTTACCAATTTTTCCAATGCCACTTAACAGATTTTGAATAGCGCCAATGACTGTATCGAAAATAATCTCACCAAACTTCTTAATACCTTCCCAGGCACCCACAACAACGCCTCTAAATTTATCGAAATGTTTCCAGGCTAATGCAACTCCAACAACCAGGGCAGCAATTCCGGCCACTACCCATGTAATTGGGTTGGCCAACATAGCTGCTGTCCATGCCCAGGTTTTGGCAATGGCTCCGGTTAAATTTCCAAGCAGGCCAGCAAAACCCAATTTACTGGCTGCAAGAGCTTTGTTTTTAATCCATATTCCTGCTGCAGCAAATCTACCTGCCACACCATATCTTCGGATTAAGGCTGAATAGGTTCCAAGTCTTCCGGCTTTTAGCGCAGCACTCATCAGTTTAGTAGCTCTGGTAAACCTACCAATTGCCGATACTGGTTGTAATATTCCTGACGCAGCTACCAGAGCTCCGGCTCGCATGACTCCAAATACTTTTCCCGCCACATTCAAGCCTAACAATCCTCCGGCAACCAATAAAATATTTTTCATTAGTTCCGGGTGAGCCTGACTGAATTCATTGAATTTATCGACAATAGGGATAAAACCATTAAGGATATCAGTAACCACTGGCATTATTGAAACACTAAGTTTGGTAACGCCATCCAGCAGCTTACCTAATGAAGTGCTCCAGGCTCCTCCGGCTGTCTTGGCCATTTCGGCCATCATGCCAGCATATTGGCCAGTGCCGGAAGTCATATTTTTGAATGCCTGGTCAATTTCGTCAAAGGTGATTTTTCCTTCGGAAGAAAGTTTTTTAATTTCCGTTGCAGGCACATTCATCACCTTTGCCAGCTCAGTAAAAATCGGGATTCCACGGCCAGCCAATTGGTTTAAATCTTCATTATAGGCTGTGTTGCCAACCTTAATTTTGCCGTAGATTTCTGCTAATTCTGTGAAAGGCATTTTAACACCAGAAGCTACGTCACCAACACGCTGCATAACAGCTGTAATATTATCGGCCTCTACACCAAAAGCTATTAAGTTGCGGCCTGCCTGTATTACTTCTTTGTTCTGAAATGGGGTGACGTTTGAAAAGTCGTTCAGCTTTTTCAGCACCTTAGAAGCTTTATCAGCACTTCCCAACATTACTTTAAATGCCACATTGGTTTGTTCCATATCGGCTCCAAGTTTGAGAAAACCCAATCCGGCACCAACACCAATCATATTGCCAATGGAAAAAAGGCTATTGACTTTATTATTGAAATTTTGAACACGGGACTCCAGCTTATTCACCTGTCCATTGACACGTGAAAAAACATTACCAGTACGATTAGCAGCACTGAACAATATCCCTATGTTTATTTTTTGTGACATTTGATGTAAATAAAACCAGGCGCAATTTTACGCCTGGTCACTGTTTCTTTCTTTTAAATAGGTCTCGAACTCATGTAACCAGGAGTTGAGTTCTTTGATGGTCATTTTTTCGACTCTTTGTTGGTTGAATCGAGCTTCTCTAACAAGGATGACAACAGCTCTTGCGACCCCAGTGCACCCTGACTGGTTAACTCGAGCTGAAGCTCTAAAAAATCGGCTGAAGGCATTTTTTGAAGTTCTTCAAAAGTCAACTTTTTACCATCGAACGTGCAAATGGATGCCGTTAAAGCACAATTGAAGGCCGGCCCCTCCATTTCTCCGGATACTCTGTGTGCGGTTAATAGATCTTCGACCAATGCTTCTCTGGCTTCAACATTTTTAAACACAAGAGGCTTCTCTGTTTTTTTTACTGTAATTTTCATTTTTAATTTATTTTATTGCTAATGAATGATAATTGCATGATCCTGATGCGATTTTTTTCCAATCTACTCCAGTCCCAATTTGTGCAGGAGCCGAACGATCGGCTCCAGTTCCATTCTGGCCAAAGTTATTACGACCCCATCCATAGAGCCTTCCCGCTCTAATGGCAATTGAATGATAATAACCAGCCATTATATTTATATAGTTTGTATATGAGTCAACTAAAGTTGGGACGGTTCTTTGATCTCCAGTTCCATTCTCCCCATAACTATTGCTACCCCAACCATAGAGCTGGCCACCTTTTATAGCCAATGAAAAATAATATCCAGTAGATATCGATTGCCAGTTGGTGTCTACTCCTATTTGAGTAGGAACAGATCGTTGGGCTCCGGTTCCATTTTGCCCGTAAGCATTGTTTCCCCATCCGAATAATTTACCTGTTCTGGTAGCTAATGAATGAGAACCTCCGGCAGCAATTGACTGCCAGTCGTAATTTGAGTCAACTAAAGTTGGAGCGGATCTTTGCGCCCCTGTGCCGTTCTGTCCCTGACTGTCGCTCCCCCAACCATAAAGTTGGCCACCCTTTATAGCCAAAGCATGGTAACCTCCGGCAGCAACCGACTGCCAGTCGGTATCTACTCCAATTTGAGTAGGAACAGATTGTTGAGCTCCGGTTCCATTTTCTCCTGAATTATTGCTGCCCCAGCCATATAGTTTACCGTCTTTAATAGCGAGCGAAAAACCTATTCCGGCAGCAACCGACTGCCAAGCTTTATCCGATCCTATTTGAGTAGGGACATATCGTTGGGCTCCGGTTCCATTTTCACCGGAATCATTACTACCCCAGCCAAAAAGATTACCATCCTTAATACCTAATGAGTGGCGATAACCAGCCGCAAGGGCTTGCCAATTGGTTGCATCTCCAATTCGGGTTGGAGTAGGATTATCAGAAATATTAGTGCCGTTTTGGCCATAGTTATTATAACCCCAACCAAACAGCTTGTTGATATCGCCAACGCCTAATGTATTTATGCCTATACCTGGAATCATGCACCTTTCATTATTGTGGTTAATAATTTTTCCGAGCCTGGAGTAGCGTCCACACAGGTCAGCGACACATAGAATATACTTTGGTCATCAAAATCAGCATTTCCGGAGATGAACAAATGATTAGATGTATTTGCAAAGCTTGGAGTGTAGCCGTTAGCATCGATAATCAGCAAATAGGATTTATTCAGTTGAAATCCGGTGAAACTAAATGCAGTATTAGCTCCTAAGGTTATTTTTCCACCACCGTATAATGAAAGATTGACATTGCCGTTTGAGAGATTCTGATATGATTTAAGACTATTATCAACATTGTTGTAGCCAAGATAATTTCGAACTGCAAGAAAGCCTAACTCTAAATTGTCACGTGCCACTTCAGGATCAGGAAGATCATCTAAATTATTGGCGGCATTAAGTTTTTGAGCAATTAAATTGGTGATAGTTGTAGCAAAGTTAGGATCGTTGTTCAAGGCCGCAGCAAGCTCATTAAGAGTATCTAAAGCCGAGGGACTTGAACTAACCAAATCAGCAATTGCAGCTAAAACAAAAGCTGTAGTTGCAAGCTGATTTGTATTGGTTCCTCCATGAGCTGTTGGAGCCTTTGGAATACCTGAGAATACTGGACTTTCCTTATCGGCTTTCAGTTCAACCCGGTCGTGTAGATTTCGAGTTCGTAAAGCCAGTTTTTTTGCCTGAAGATTAGCAATGCCATCGGCACCACCCTCTACAGGATCATCCACTTCCAACTGATAGATACCTTCGTTATCCCAGTCGTATGCATTTGCGTTATCTTCAGGTAAATTGGCCATTACTGATTACTTCTAAAGCTTTCGAGTATATCGGTATCACCGATATACATGATGTTATTAAAAATATCCACTTCATAAATCTTCACTCCATCAACTTCAAGTTTGTAATAGTTGACGGTGAGCATATGCTCGGAACCATCGAACTTGGAGTTTGGTTTGATGTTACCAGTAGGAAGCTCTTTATAAACTCCCTGTATGGTAGCCGTTACCTGTGTTTGACCAATTCTACCTTCAGCACCATGTTCGGTCATATTTGCTTTAACAATGATGGTGGATTTAGCCACAGGGCTGGCAGCCTTCCAATCGTTATCGTAGATGGCGTTCCATTTGATTTTTGATTCCATTTTTTCTAATCCCACAGGAATCTCAATGGTCGAAAAAATACCGAGCGCATCAATATCTTCAGTTTTAAATTTGATGGCTGGCAGGTCTATTTGTTCGATCTTACCAATAAGGGTGTTCCCGTCACGGTAAGCATTAGCGTTGAATATACTCTTTAACATAGCTTTTGATTAAAAATTTAAGGCTTCAAGATCAATTACTTCTTCGAAAGTCATTTTATCGAGTGAAGGTGCAAACACTTCTGTAAGTGTGAATGTGAGTTTACCCTGCACCACTTCTGATGAAGGGTTTTTATCACTGGAAAATGAGCATTCGCTTCCAGGATTCAAAACACCTTTTCCGGTCAATGTACGGAGAAAACCATTTACGGAAATCAGAACCATATCAATACCTACTCTGGTGATATTGGTCACGTCGAGAAAGTTTATACTTGCATCGATGAGAGCTTCACGAATGGCCATGCGAACAGCCCGTGGGGCTATCATTACTTCCATTGATGATTCCGTTGGGAAAGCAGCTGTCCAGTTGCCCCAGATTCTTCTTCCAGATCCGGCCTTTCTGAATAAGGTAACTATTCCCTGGCCGTTCAATAAATTGGTGTCGGCAGTTGAATCAGTTAAGCTACTTCTGATATCCACTTCAGTTCCCAGGATGGAAACAAATTCTGTGTTGGATGGAGAAAACCAATAACCCATAAGTGCATCACGCAAAACTTTTGCAATAGCCCAGTACACAGACAATGCTATTGGATTGTTCTTTGACTCATAGGCATTATAGCGAATGGCTCTGGGAAAACAGATTACCACTGCCGGACTGGATATAGCATAGGTACCAGAGGCTCTTGTTGCTAAGGCTGCTGCTACAGTTTCAACTTCCGAATCAATATCAACAGCAGCTACTCCGTTCAGTTTTACAGCAACCGACTCCATTTGTGCCAATACAGCTGCCAATTGACTATAACCGGGAGCAATAACAATATTGGGTTTAATGCCCAAAGTATCTTCTACAAGCAGCAGCTTATTGATTCCGGCTATAATATCGCTTTCATAATCTGCTGATTCTGGCAAACTGGCTTTCCCTATTCCGGTTGCCCAGTAACCATCAACATCGGTTGTCATTTCCCATTTGGGTGGATCTCCTCTTTCTGAAATAAGTGCTTCTGCATCTGCATTGGCCAATACATTCACAACAACGACTTTAGCACTAACAATATTAAAAATTGCAGCTAAGGCTGATGGAATGGTGAAACCACCAATATCCTCTCCAAAGGCCGCAACTCCGGCATCGAGACTGGTGATCAGTACTGGCTTATTAACTTCGCCTTGAGAGGCGGTTCCAACAAGCCCTATTATTGCGGTATCGCCTGTGGTAAGAACAACCTGTTTGGGCGTTTCTTTAATTTCTATACCATGTAAATAAGTCATAATTTATATATCTAATGTTAAAATTTCGTCTGCCTTAAATTCTTTTATTGTGTACTCTATCGTCACGTTTTTTCGTCCGGGGCCACTGTTGGCCACGCTCACTTTTTTCACTTTTATTCGAGGCTCATATTTTGTTAATTGTTCGATCACAGCAAAACTAATATCCACATCTTCGGCCTGGCCATCGAGGAGCTGCTCAGGGCTTAGACCAAAATTGGGTCTCCAGGGCACTTCGCCTTTGGTTGTGGTTAAAATGATCCTGATGCATTGTCGGATGCTTTTAACAGTATCAGTCTGCCCCAAGGTTACGCTCATAAGAATCAGTATAATTTTGATAAACATCTGTTTCGGCACTCCATTTCTGGCCAAATTGCCAGAGGCCATTATTCTCATCCATGAAACTTTCAACTTCGAAAGTCAACTGGCCATACATTCCTTCGAGCTGATTGCCTTCTAATAATTCATATAGTTTTTGTAGCCAATCATAGGCTCCGCTTTCTTCCTGAAGCTGTCGGCTTACAACAACTATTTCTGCAAAGAACTTTACCCTGCTATTTTGACCTGATATATCACGGTCTAATGGTTTTCTTCCTTCGTACCTGACTAAAACTTCACCCGGGTCGAATTCAGGGTAATAGTCTTTAGGATTATTTGGGTAAGCACGAACAGGAAGATCTATTTCCTTAATCTTTTCAATTAGCAGGTTTTCGAAAGATTCAGGTGTCATTTTCTAATAATTCTAAATAATACTGCTGAAAACAAAAGCACAGCTGCTGTAATCAAAATGTGCTTTAGTTTAATTTTTCTTTTTCCAATATTAATACCCATTGAAGGCGGTTCCCTGGGGTAAACAAATACAGTATCTGTGCGAAGCACATGCTCATATCTATCCTGGAGTGCTAAATAAACAGCCTCGCTGTCAACAGGTATTGTTACAGTAAGAAGCTTGTCTTTCCATTGAACTATGGGGTCGACCTTTCGGCCTTTTTCAATTTCGAGACTGGTCATTACAACCTGGTTCAAGCTGTCGCACTCAAACAATGCCTGGATCGAAGCTGAATCTCGTTCTACTATCACTGTAGTATCACGTTCCACTTTGGTTACCGTGATAGTTTCAGTTGTTTTAGTAACCGGAGGTGGTTGCACTGTGCGGCAACCAGCTACCAGGATTAATATGAATATTAATAAATAATATCTCATTCTTCAGTATTTTGATTCACTACTAATATTGATGATGCACTTGTGTCTGATGGCCATACTGGCGTTATTGTTCCAAGACTATCGTTATAAATCAAAACATAATCTATATCAGAAGGCTCTTGGGAATGATCTTCATGCTCGCATGATGATATGAGTGCCGGCCCGAAAAGAATTACAATAAGCCCAATGATTAATGCAAATTGTTTCTGTCTCATATCCACATTACTTTAAGACTAAACGGACCTACTAAACTTTTTAAAGATTTGAGAGTGGCACGGCTGTTAAGCACATCGGTTACTCCATCTTTATCGAGATCGGCAAATCTGTTACCAACCAAAACGCAACCAGCTGTGTCTCGTGTGTAGTTCCCGGCATGAATCAAAATATAAGTTCTTCCAGGAACATCCTTCAGATGAAATGTTCCGGGGCCGTGGCTTGGGCTATTGTATAACTCCACTTCGTATTCGCCTTCAGGAATGCAACTGATATTACGTTGATTGTCTTTCCAGGGTAACTCCAGAGTTACGCATTTAAACTCAACGCCTCCTTTTTCTCCCAGGAGAATCAGGTTTCCGCAGGTTTGCTTATCGTCGCTTATTGCACGTTGTCTTACTAATATTACCTTTCTCATAGTATTGTTTTTTTATGTTATCCATCGAATCCAGTAAAATGTGATCCGAATTTCTGGGTGGGTGTATTCACCCTTATTTCATTTAATTCAGCCGATTCTGTTTCTCCGGTATCGGCATCGGTAACTTCAAGAATTATTTTTCTCATCTGGATCTTCTCCAGATCCTTAATGGTAAATTCGTAAAGCTTTAGAATCTTATCAGGGATATTGGCAGCATCTCTACGTTCATATAGATAGTAACGCATCAGATTGCCACACATAGTGAAAAGCTGGCCATCAACAGGCTCCGAAAGGGGCAGATCATAAATACCACGCAAATAGCCATCGATCTTATCGCTGGCCATTTTATTGACTTTCTCCAAAAGAGCATCGTCAATAACACCGGAATTGCCTGCCAGAGCTCTCAAGCTTCTGTCATTTAAAAACGCATCCAATTGCTCTTGTGTGATATATTTCATGATTTTCAATTAAAATGACTGTCAAGTGACAGACTAACCTTTTTCAAAACCCTTTTAACTCTTTTCAATTTCTTTCAAATCCTGATCAGTGGCATTGTCCCCCGTCTTTTTATTTTTAGTCGATTTACGGGCTTTTGTGGGCTTTTTGCCGGAAGCCGGATTTTTCTCTCCGGTGATTTCAAAAACCACATCGTCCAGCTCTTTTTCCGTGATCTTTAACTTATCCCTGGAAGCCACACCAGCAAGATGCTGGTGTAGTTCTTCCTTCGGGATATTGGAGCATCCGCCCCTCTTGACGTATTGAATTAAAATTTTCTTTACTGACATTACAGATACAATCCTTCCAGTTTGGACAGCGCACTTGGTCTAACCAAAGCACTATCAACAATTAATTCGTAGGTTGACTTCCACCAGGTATCTACTCTTTCTATGTCGTAAACCGCAAAACCACCTTGAGTGGTAGCAAAGCTCACTCCATCTTCTTCCTCGAAACTGGCGCAATAAACAGACGCACATTTATCGGCTGCCGTACCTACAGTCTCATTAAATGGGATAATTGGAGCATAAGCACCAACTGCGGTTTGAACATCGCCAGGATTGATCAAAGGAATCTGATTGTACATGGTAATAGGTACTCCAAACTCGTTTTTAACGATGGTCAAATACTCACGGGCTATGGAATTCAATCTTGCCTGGGTGCGAGCATTCATAATAAGCACCTTATTGTTTCCATCGCATAATGCAATGACTTCATCGAGTTTCTCCAGGAACTGTTGTTGCGCTTTTTTCGCAGTGTTGTCGTTACCCTGCAATAATTCAAGACCATTTGTAGCAGCAGTAACTTTGCGAGCATCTACAACCAGTTTTTTCAATCCGGCAAATTGCTTGGCATCCGCATCAGGATCACCATTGATCAGCATATTGTGGAAATGACCTGGAAAATCTTTCATATGGCGCAATAGATTGCTTTCAAACTCACTGGCCAGATCGTAACCCATGCGTTCCAGGGCAATATCAATTTTAACCTGTCCCCCCACAAACCTTCGTTGAGCAGTATCGTACTGTGGAGTGAATTTTGCTTCGGTATATTCTGTTCCAAGCACCCTGGTATTTGCAGCTATCTTGTCGCTGGCACCGGATTTCCTGTAAGTGATTGCCGAACCAGGCTTTTGAAAGAACTCAATATAGTCCGCAAGCAATACAGATTTGCTCAAGACAATGGGAATCACCTTACTGGTAAGATCATTGCTATAACCAATTTGATTAAATTTCATATCTATGCCTCCCTCATTTGAGAGCGTACAACGTCGCCCACGGTTTCAAATTTATCTGATGGCTTACCAAGATCGGTAGTTCTGCTACCATTCTTAACCACCACATTTGGTTTGGCCAATTCCTTAATTAAGGATTTGAAAGCTGTTTTACCTTCATCAGAACCCAAATCAACCATGATACCAGCAGCAAGCTGCTTTTGTTTATCATTTAGGTGCTTGTATTCATCTGCCGAAAAATCAGCTATTGCCTGAGTTTTTCCTAATTGGTGGGTCATTAATTTTTGCAAGTCGCTGACTGATTTTGTCAACTGCTCGTTCTGCTTGATAAGTGCAGCCATATCGGCACTTTCAGTAGCGGTTTTCTTTTCATCTGCCATATTATTGGATTTAAAAATTGATTTGATATCGTTTAAAAATTTTGAAAAATCGTTTTGTTGCTTTTCAAGGATGCCTTCGGAAGTATAGAAAATACCACTGAGATCTTCCTGTGAAAAGTTTTGGCCATTGTTTTCTTCAACGGCAGCTTTTTTCACCAATCCGATATGACGGATTGCGCCATCCTGAATGCGGATAGATATTTTATCAGACCCAAGATCTCGAATTGCCTGGATGCTTTCATCGCTCAATTCGGCATCATCACGCTCAAAACCAAGGCTTACTTTTTCGCCCTCGGTGTATTTTTTAATGGCGGTTTTTTTGAGCCATCCAACGATAGGGAGGTTGTTTTTAGGGTGCCCCAAAACAAAGGGGATCATTTCCATATCTGCTTTTTGGGTTCCCTCCAAAATTTTTTCAACCTGATCGTTGCTAAACGAAAGAGTACCATTCATACTCTCGTGGGTGCCTGATGTAAATAGTCTGATTGGCATAAATTCAATTTTGCGTTTTATAAAATTTATGCTGACAAAATTCGTCACCACTCCTTAATTTATTTAATGTCTGTTGTCACAGAGATTAATGGGATTAAACAGGGAATTTTGTATCAAAATTTACAAGATGGAAGAAACCTTAATTAGCCTTGTCAATGGAGTTCCCATTGCCGCAGCTGTTCTTTATGTTTGGATAGTTAGCGAGAAGAACAACCGAAAAGAAATAGAAAGCTGGAGGGAAACGGTGAACAAAAAAGACGAATACCTGGTGGAAATGCAAAAGGCTATAAGTAAGCTGAGTGAAGAAATTAATAAATTAACCTTTATAATTGAAAATTATGTCGTTGGAAAAAGAAAAGATTTTACTGGAAAGTAAAATTAATCGACTCAAAAAAGATCGCGAATTAAAAATAATGGAAGGTGAAATGTTTGTCACTCAAGCTCGCGAAGAACTATCTCCGTACCTCGATTTTACCGATATCGATATCAACAAAGCCAAATTAGCAGTTGAAAACATCTCGAGAATAGCTCAAAACATCTCAGATATCGAAAACGATATCAAAGCACTCGAACGTAAACTTCGTTAGTATGAAAAAAGTCTTATTGAACGATACTGCCCAACGCATGTACGTCGAGGACTTAATGACCTTCGAGGCTATAGGTGAAGAACTTGATGTGAGCGAACGTACTGTGCGCAATTGGGCTAAAGATGGAAATTGGGATGTCAAACGAAAAAAGTTTATGAAGTTCCAGGAGAACCTTCAGGACGATGCACGGGAAATTGCTGGCCTATTGGCTCAAAAAATAAAAGAGCAATTGGGCGAAGGTAAAGAACCTGCAAACCATTTGCTTTTCTCTTTCACCCGAATAGCCAGCTCACTTCTAAAAATTCGCGAATACGAAAAAACTGTGGCTGCCGAAGAATCCGGAAACGAGGATGCTGCTAAGGATAAGAAAAGTGCTGCAGCTTTATTTAAAGAAACCTTTGGTGTTGATATGTCGATATGAGTAACTTACCCAAAATAGATTATAAGCAATTTGGATTTATGCCTTATCAAGTCGCCTGGCTGGAGGATGAATCGCAAATAAAACTCTACGAAAAGAGCCGTCGTATAGGACTTACATTTGTCCAGGCTTTTGAAGATGTTAGAGATGCTGGTATTTTGGGTTTATATAATGTTTGGTTCAGCTCTAATAACGAAACCAACGCCAGGGAGTATATTGACTATTGTAAGAAATATGCCAAAGCTCTTAATGCTGTTTTCGAATTAAACGAGTCGAGCCTGATAGACGAAGGAGATGCACTCACCTTTGTTTTGAATTTTAAGAACGGTAAAAAAATTACAGGACTTTCTTCAAGTCCCAACCAATTACATGGTAAGGGTGGAAAAATTGTATTAGATGAGTTTGCCCGACGTGACAACGAGCTCGAAGTTTGGGAAGCTGCTTCGCCAGCTGCCCTGGTTTGGGGTTATCCAATTCGCATTATATCAACGCACAGGGGAAAAGGTTCTGTGTTTTATTCATTTATAAAACGCCTGGAACGGGGTGAGCTTACCTGGAAACATTACAAAACTACATTTGTGGAAGCTGTTAGGATGGGCTTGGCAGAAAAAAGCCTCCGGAAAAAATGTACCAGGAAAGAAGAAGATGAATATATAGAGCAAATCAGGAAATCAGTTGGCGACGAAACCATATGGGCGCAACAATTTATGTGCGAACCAGCCGACGAAAACGAAACATTTGTTACATATACTCTTTTAGAAAAAGCTGCATCGGCACAGCTCATGCCTTTCGATCAGCTATGGGAATGTAAAGCTCTATATGCTGGTTTGGATATAGGTAGGTTTAAAGATTTATCATTGCTCTGGATCAACGAAGAAGTGAATCCTAACCTTTTTATTGCTCGTCATATACTGGCCATTCAGGGAACCGACTTTCCTAAACAAGAAGAAATCATTGGGCAATATCTGAAAGAGCTCCCAAACTTGAGGCGTGTTTGTGTTGACCGAACAGGAATGGGAATTGGAATTACAGATCACCTACAGGCGCAACATGGCCAAAGCCGTATTGAAGGTGTCAACTTTACTGCTGCAGTAAAAGAATCAATGGCTTTTCGAATGAAAAAATGTTTGGAGGATGGCTCCTTCCTCATTCCTCCGGATCGCTCTATTATGGATGACTTTCAGTTGATCAAACAATCGGTCACTGTTTCCGGCAATATTCGTCTTCAGGCAGATCGACAAAACGGAAGTCATGCAGATTATTTCTGGGGTGCCGCATTAGCTCTCGAAGCAGGCTCAACACAAGCCTATATTCCGCCAGCAGTTCATGTGGCCAATATGGGTAATAATCGCAGCAACAAATTAGATCAATTACTAAGAGGCTTTTCAAGGGAATGACAAACATAAACGACATATCAGCTTTGGTGGACAAGTTTTCTGAAGAAAGCTTTGGTAAAGACCGATCTTTTATTGCGCCACTTCTTTTTTTGGAATATGAAGTGGAAGGATTAAAAGAAAGCGGCGAAATGGAAGACTATGTAGATTGTTTAATCCTCCTCCTGGATTCTTTTCATAAAAGGTTCCCGGATATCCCTGCACAAAAGTTACTTGAACTAAGCAAAGAAAAAATCGAAGTAATCATTCCTTCCAGGACCTGGAAAAAAATTAAGTCGTTCAAATGATACGGATTCAAATAGATAAACGTGAACTATCTAAGCTAACTAAGCTTAAAAAGCAACTTGATACAGTTGTTAAGGATAGCGGTTTTCTTAAAAGTACCGGACAGCTTCTTGTGTCCCGGGGAAAACAAAATCTGGAGGACGGTGGATCTCCTTCGGTCTCATGGCCATTGCTGGCTGAAAGTACCAGGAAAGAAAAAAGCCGCAAAGGATATTCTCTAAAACCACTACAACGTGAAGGATTACTCAAGCGCAGCCTTAACTTCCAGGTTACCGGAGGACTTTATGTTAATGCACTCGATTATTTAAAATATCATCAAAGCGATGAACCCAGGACTAAACTTCCGGAGCGAAAAGTTTATACCGTTGAAAGAGATGATCTCCTGGATATTCGTGATTTTTTAGTTAGAAGATTCGAACAAAAAAACCTTATTTAAAATGGCAAAAGTAGCAGTATCAAACGAAGGATCAGAAATTATAAAAGCGAAACTGGAAGCATCTATCAGAAACCTTCCAAATCCATCGCTGCTTTTAAAAACCAAAGGTAAATTATACGATTTGCTCGACAGGGTAAGCAAACATCCCGATGTTTATCCGCTGGCAAAAAACTATAAAGATGCCTTGGCCGGATTGGAGGTTACTTTCTCCAATACAGAGAACGATTGGTTCGAAGCTTTCTTCGACCAGTTCAATCTTTACGATTTTAACAGAGATGCCATTACGTCCAGAGATTATGGCTTTACAGTCTTAGAAATCACCGAATATGGCGAGTATGATGGTAAGGTTGTGCCTGTAAAAATAGAAGCTACACCGCAAAAATATTTCTTTTTCGACCGTGACAGAGTTCTTCGAATGCATTCTGCAACCAATAAAGATGGTATAGATGTGATGCAGGAATGGCCTAATAAATTTATCCTGGTACAACACGAACCTACATTGCTCAATCCTTATGGCACCGGATTATTTGATATAGCCTACTGGATAGCTGTGGGCTTGAATGCCGACTTTGAATTCATGCTGCAATTTGCCGAGGAGGATGGCCGAAACAAATGGCTGGGTAAATATCCTCCAGGAGCAAAAGACAAGGAGATTTCTGATCTATTAAATATGTTAGTGCAGCTGCGCAACAATGGAACGGCAGCCATACCTGAAGGCACCAACATAGAATCCATGAGTAACACAGGTCGATCTGGATCAACCAACCTTTACAAATCCATTGATGAAATGCTTCGCCGAAAGCTGGAGAAGATCTGGACAGGTACCGATCTTACCATGCAAGTCGAGGGCAAAGGAGGTTACTCGAGCTCTCAATCCGGGCTCGATATAAGAGAGGATGCCATAGAAGCCGGAAAAAGGCTTTGTATGAGCGCAGTTAACCAATTAGTCACTATTGTTCAAAATATCAATGGAATGCCATTAGAACGCCTGCCGATCCGATTGCAGTCACCCAGAAAGCTTTCAAAAGATGCTGCCGATATCGACAATATTTATTTTGGTGCCGGAATGAAACCCACAAAAAGCTTACTTCTCAAGAGAGGCTACGATGAAGAAGACTTTATACTTCCCGATGTTCAACCAACTGAAGGTGGTGGTGGAGACTTTGCATCTCCCGATGATTTCGACGGGTTTCTTTCATCATTTGATCACTATCGAAACAGCTTAAAAAAAAAGAATTAAAAGGTGATTTAAAACCCAATTCAAGCTTTATTAAATCCTTTTCCAATGAGCTTTATAAGCAAATGGAAAAGGCCTATAAATCCGGTGAAAAGTCAATTCTCGATTGGATTAAACACCATCATTCCGACTATTCTGCCAAAGATATAAGTGCAGGCCTCCAGGAGGGAAATCCCTCAGCTGCTTCATTTATGAAATTCCAGGCTTTTACAACGGCCACCGTTCAGGATAGCCGCATACGCACCAGGATGAAAGCCGCCCTGGCCGGAAACATCAAGCGAGGAGAAAATAAAAAAGACTTCCGGGAAGTAATAGACAGCGAGTTTGACAAAGCTGGCCTATCTAAGCTAAAATCTCACCAAATAGACAATATATACTACACCAATACTTCACTGGCATTTGGTGCCGGACAAATGCAAAAGCTTGTCGAAGTTTCTGAAGACTTTCCTTACTGGAAGTACTCGGCTACTATGGACAGCAAAACACGTCCTGATCATGCCAAACTGCATGGTAAAATTTTCCGAACCGGAGATTATACTTTCTTTCCACCCATCGGGTTCCGCTGCCGCTGCACTGCCATTCCGCTTACAGCCCGCCAGGCTGCACAATATTTAAAAACCGCCATGCCTTCAGATGCAGAACGAAAGGATCTGCTCGACAATACCGGTAATGCCGAATTCCTGGGAAACAAAAACGAGAAATATATGAACTGGCTGGCCAAAGAATACAATAAAGCCGATACCAGTACTCGTAAACTCATAGACCAGGCTCTCAACGATCTTAAGGGAGATATTGACGGACTACAAAAAGAAGGAATCAAAAAATTCTTTGATAATAGTTTTATACAGGATACCTGGGAAAGCTTCAGGCAAGATTTCGGTTTTACTGCCGCAGCTCGTGCCGCCAAACTTTCCACAGCTCAGGCTTATTACATCCATGCCTACACTTTGGAAGCTCCTCTTTATAAAGAGTTAAACGCCTGGCTATTTGCCGAAATAAAACCAACCGGATTTTCGAAAAGCCAATTACTTACCATGAAACGTAAACTAAATGATGCCATAAAGAAATTACCAAAATACGAGGGAGTGGCTTATAGGTATATTGATGAATTGCCCGACAATGTTTTAAAGCAGTATAAAAAAGGAGCTGAAATTACATGGGATGGTTTTTCATCGGCAAGCATCACATCAAAAGCGGAAAGTTTTTCTGATCGGAAATTTATTTTTAGAATTCATTCGAAATCTTCGAGGCCTATTGATAAGCTTTCAGCTATGCCACAAGAACAAGAAACCCTGTTTCTACCCGGTACTAAATTTAAAATTATCGACCGTATGAAACAGGGTAACAAAATATTGTTTGAGCTCCAAGAAATCTAATACCAGGGCTGGTTGTCCCACTTTTTTTGCAGGCTTCGCTGTCCTTCCTTTATTTTCTTTTGCAGCTCCGATGAAAGCTTATCAAACGCTTCACGGGCTTTCTTTTCGTCCGCTGCAATTTTCTCCGCTAATGTTTTTTTCTTTGCCATATCGCAAATTTAATGTTATTTTTAACAATAATATTTATTCCAAAGCTTTTTGCGGGTATCCTTATCGTCAACATCCAGTAAAAGTTCAACCAACTCAGGATCCACACCTACACCATGATCTATTATGCCCGTGCAAACTCTTTTAATTTTTGTAAGCATATCGGCAGAAAGCAGACCAGGTCGTTTCATCAGGTTGGTAAAGGTTGCCGGAGAAATACCCATGCGTTGGGCCAATTTGTTAGTGCTGCCAACTATTGCCGAAGCCTGAAGCATTAAATCTTTTGTTTCCTGTATTTCAGGGTCAAGTTGCTCCATTATCAAATCCTCGGCAAAATCACGAATGATTTTTGCACGTTCAGTCTTAATTACAAAACCTAATCGAACAATACCACGTTTTGTCCATAATGTTTGGT